CCGGTAGGCTCTTTCGAGCCCCTCCTACCTCTGTTCTAGAGGTAGGATTCCTTAGCACCAAAGCCGGAGTATCCGCCGGCCGTGATGCTTGCGAGTTTGATGTCGACGACTCGCGGGCGTCCAGAATGGATCAGATGTTGTGGATCCTCAAACGGAGTTTGGCCCCGCTTCAGCAACACCTTAAGAAGCGCCGGATAACCATCGATTGAATTCTTTGGTATCCGAGGGATTGAGACATAAGCCTTAACCAAAGGCCTCTGCTCGTCCTCATGAATCAGGTCCACCTGATATTCAGATGGGTCATGACTCCACTTCCCGAGAGCGCCAGAGTCCCTAGTAACAACAGGGAATCGGGGCAAGACCAGCTGGATACGCTGATCAAGCCAGGCAACCGTCGTTTCCCAACCTAGCTCAAAGAGCTGGTTACGGAGAGCGACAATCGCCTCGATCTCTTTTCCATCCTTCAGTGACTTGGGGAAGACTCTTCGAACCCGGACCACGTCAACAGACTGGCCGGCGTAGAAATCAGCCCCACAAGACTCACGGAATTTACCATTCCAGAAAGACTTGCGCAGATTTACCCGAGCACCAAAATGCTCGAGAGTGCGAATCACTGAGCTCACATATTCTACGGGGACTACAATATCATCCCCGTAGACACGCACTTGCCCATGCAGGTTACTTACATCTGCTTGGGTAAGCGGGCGATTGAGCTCTTTCTCAATCCCGAGGAAGACCAAGGTGCAAAACACCATGGCCTCCAGAGGAAAGGTGAGAGCTGAACCCATCGACGCGTACTTGGCAAGGCGAATAACCTTGCCCTGTACATCAGCCTTCCGGCTACGAACAACCTGCACTGCCTCCCCCAGATGGGGAAAGTTAGCAAACAGTTCACGGACTAGCTGGTTCGAGACTCTATCTGAGGCTTCCTTAAGATCTAAGGTTGCCAGCCGGCCTGAGGCCGACCCTTCGCGAGCCAAGCGCTGGTTAGGCACTTGACTATCGAAGCAGATAAGATGCCGCGCATTGAAATCTGTGCGGAATTCATCCTTCATTTCTTGTAGAAGGGCCTGTTGCATGAACATCATGCAAGTGGGCTCTTCAGCAATAATACGAGGAGTCTTGAGCGTTTTAGGAACGTGAATGACCTTGACGGGTCGTTCACGCCCGGGTTCACGGAAATCCACATGGCCATTTACCCACTCATAGAGTGAGTAGCTGGGAGCAGCCCATTCAATGAATGGGAAGACGCTCTCCAGGCGCTCTGTCCACTCGCTTAGAGTGTATTTCTGATTGCCTTTCAGGCCATCAGCAGTAGCGCCGGGTCCATGGGCTGGTGTCAACTCTCCGTTGTAGATCCTTCGATCGATACGGGAATTGAGGCTTCTCCAGAGGAGATTAGCCACACGCCTGTAGTCCATGAGATCATCATGGCTACGAGCGCGATCACTAGCGCGGAGCTCCGATTCACACTTGATGTATTCCTGGTACGCTGCCTGTACTCGTTCATATGAACATTCCAGCTCGATCTTACCGAACGCCATTGTTACCTGGCGAATGGATTGGATCGCAGCAATACTGGGATCATCAAGCAATTGCCCACTCCCACGGTCGAACACAAGATCAAACAGCCCACCTAGAAATTTGGGGAGCTGACCCTTTCGCGGGAAACCCGCAAAGAGAGAGTGATCGACGAACTCCTGGTCCAATGCCTTGTGAAAGTCATTGGCGAAGTTCGCCAGGGTTATTGTCAAGAATGACATACCCTCGTGTTCGAACCTATCAGAGATTGTTTTAAGATCTCTGAGGGTGCTTGTGTGACATCTGATGCTAGCATCTGCTAGCATCTTCTGTAGGAACACAATTTGGCTTTTCATAGTCCCCTTTCAAGGGTGTACTATCCATAGCCATTGGCGATTCGGCCGGATGAGAGCTTAGCTCTCACCTCCAAGAATCTTGGTCAGAAGCGCACCAGAGGACGCAGTCACAGCGGTCAAGAGACCAGTGACCTTGTCCTTCTGGGTAGCCAGCGAGAGTCCCACATTAGGGGACACGATCGTCAGATAGACCGCGAAGGGAACTTCACGGTTGACGCCGGCAAGAAGCGGGTCTGCTGCCACATCCGTCGTATCAAGGCGGATCACTCGACGAGTGACCGTCTTGGACGGATTGTGGAAAACAGACAGCTTCACAAAGCCGTCGTCCTTCTGATAGACCGACTTATTCTCGCCGGTGCTAACTCGAGGCATAGAAACAGCCGTCGAGTTGAGCGTAACGCTCTGCGGATCCGAAAGTGCCATGGCAATATTCCTTACAGATGATATGACCTCCCTTTTGGGGAGATACTATTATTTGAGCCCCCGGCTGATGCCGAGAGCTGCGAGGATGGCCCATTGCTGATCAGTAAACTGTTCAGGGGTTAAGCCGAACCCGAAGGGTGATGCTGGAGTTCTCATTTTCGAATGATAATCCATAGTTACAACAAGCGGCTTATCTGTAAATACGGTTGAACCGTATGGATAAGCTCCCACGGACCGAAGTCCGCGGGGCAAAGTAATCTCCTTCTGGAGATGTATATGCTGCATGATGTAACCATACTGCATCACCAAATTGTCTGATATGATTGCGCTCAGATTACCGAGCACGTCGCCAAAATTGACGAACCAATCAGACAACCAGGTCCAGGGCTGAAGGTTCCAAAGAACCTCAGGATCTATGCGAGTGCCAAGTAGCAAATTGGCCTTCGCTTCGATCTCCGCAAGATCATCGAGAGCAGTAGAAATATCAGGATAGTAAAACCTGAAACCCCCACTAAAGTGACTTGTGGTCACAGTTCTCGTGATTTCTTGTGGAACCTGGTACGAGAGAGAGGCCCCAGTATTGACATTCGATCCCGCCACTTGGGCGTAAACCGGAATGTTATAACTGGAGCGGGTCTTGGAAAGACCCTCGGAAGACTCTCTCGCCGTATCAAAACGATAGGTACGTCTCAACAACTTGTTAAGCTGCTTCTCATGCATTTGCAAAATGCGACGAGAATCGATAACAGCCTTAGAAAGGTCCTGGATGTCCCGCAGAAGCGGAATCCATCCAAACTGGAGATTCAGGTATTCACTACCCGATTCCCGAAAGACCTCTTTAACTGTTCGCGCACGTCCAACGAGAGAACCGATAACGGAGGGAATCCCTCCGAAACGTAGTTCTCCGATGGCGGCAGCCAAGTCGACCTGCGGTTTCGCAGGTCGGCACCGCGCAATTGCGGTGCCTCCGAGAGCGAACATGAGTTGCGTCCTCGTGCTGACTTCAGAAGCTGAAGCAAGCGACTGCAAGGATTGGAATCCATTAAGCAGTAGAGGTCCCTCGTGGGCCCAAGAATATGGGCCTGTAAGGGTATGATTTTGAATGAACACGTTATTAGTGTTCGATCTAATCGTAGCCTTCTCAGTTCGAAATCCTGACCCCAGATCCTGTCTGGACATAAAGTCCATAAAGTAACTGGGTTGGCCACCGTTCCTCTTCTTGTCCTGTAACCACAGAAACAAGGGATGATTCTCGGTGACCGTTCTCTGCTGATACTCCGGAAGCATAGCTTCCGTGTGTGTCGTCGGATACGTCGGGATATTACCTGTCGCGGTCGCTTTGACCAGAACTTTACGTTCTTTAGTCTCAAAGACCACAATTGAACCTGCCTTCCTACAGATATCCTTAGGAGTACTAAGTACTCCATAGATAGAGCACAAGCTCCGGGTGCCCCCTCGCG